AACTACAGAGAACTGTTGGCCTTTGCTAAAGAGCAAGGATTAATAGATCCACTAAATAAAATTACTCGCAAGGATATACTAGCACCCATTAAAGAGGGTGAAGACTGGTATGGAATTGGACCATAACTTTTACTAAGTCTGTGACTTGTAATAGCAAACTAACTAAGAAGGATGTTCCTTCGCTTAAACTGTAACCTCAAGCTGTGCTTGAAAGGAAAAAATTATGCCTGATGAAATCATTGAAGAAGTACAAACAACTGAAACAGAAACCCCTGAAGTAGAAACTCCTGAAGTTGAAGCTACAGAGTCTTCTGAGACGGTTGATCCAGTGGAAGCCGCTGTTCAAGAACGCCTTGCACAGATGAAAGCTAACATGGATCGTATGTCTAAAGAACGTGATGAAGCTTTAAAAGTTAAAAACCAAATGGAAGCAGATGCTAAAGCAGCAAAAATTGCTCAGTTGGAAAAAGATGGTAAACTACAAGAAGTAGCAGAAATGAAAATTGCTGATCTTGAAGCTAAACTGTCTGTTTATCAAGCAGAAAACACAAAACTAAACCGTGATAGTGTTCTACAGAATGCTTTAGCGGGGTTAGACTTTAAAAATGATCGTAGTCGCGAAATGGCTTATAAAGACATTGTTGAGCAACTATCTCAAACTGAAGACGGAGGGTGGAAACACAACTCTGGTACTTCTATAGACGATTTTGTCGCTGGATACTCTAAGAGTGAAGACAACTCTTTCTTATTCCGTGTTAAATCCAATACTGGATCTGGCGCGGCTAACAACGCAGGTGTTTCTAACGTTTCTCAAAAGAAAACTTTATCAGAAATGTCTACTTCAGAAATGCTCGCAGCAGCCGAAAAAGGTCAGCTGGGTTCATTTAACATATAATAGTTCTATAAAGGAATAAAATAATGGCTATTACAAATACTGCATTTCAAAATGTGGCTCTTGCTATCTCCGCTTACAGCGATGAAGCTTACACCACTGAAAAGAAGCTTAACTCAACAGGTATCGTAGGCAATCGCGCTGACATTACTGCTGATGGTGAAAGCTTTATTGGTCAGTTCCGTTACTACAAACCACTGTCTGCAACTGTAAACGTTGCTTCGCTTTCAAGCGCAACAGACGGTACTTACACAGATGTCACAACCGACATTGCTGACTATGTTAAAACTGTTCGTACTTTTGGTGCGCAACAAGTAAACATGCAAGAAGTTGTATCGAAGCAAGACGGCCTAGCAAAAATTGCTCGCGACTTTGCTGAAGTACGCGCACAAGACGAGCATAACGCTCTGTTGTCAGTTCTCAAAGGTGTCGCTCTTAGCGAAGTTACTTTGGGCGACAAAGGCGGTTCTGGTAATGGCGGTTATATTGCCTTCGATACAGACGGTGACGCCTCTGCAACTGGTCACTTTGTTGACGTTAACGCACTAGGTCTCTTTGGTGCAGCTGCTACTGGCGCTAGCGATGAGCGTAAGCTTTTTGACTCGTCTGCTGCTGGTGCTGCCCGTGGTGAGCGTCTTTTCCGTGCTATTGGCGCAGGTATGAAAGACTATGAAGCTGACTTTATGTATCTTGTAACTTCACCAGAGCAAATGGCAGAAATGCGTGCTGCTAACTTAGTAGACGAAACTCGTGTACAAGACGGCAACTTGAACTTTAACACAATCTTTGGTGGCAAATTCCGTCTGATTATGACTCGCGCTAATCAAATGATTTCTGGTGCAGCCTCTGGCGACTTGAATGCTCGTTCTGACAAGTGTACTTTTGTTATTAACCCTGCAGCTGTTACAGCGGCTCCTGTAAGCGTTCCTACTCCTGTAGAAGTAGACCGTGATGCAGCCTCTTATACTGGTGGTGGTTCAACTAACATTTGGTATCGCTATGGCTTTATCATGCATCCAAATGGTTATGACTGGTCAGGCGCTACTAACGCGTTTGCAACTAACACAACTCTTGGTGCTGCTGCCTCTTACGCTCGTAAGCAAGCAGCGTTGAACTTGGACATTTTGCCCATTTTCCACTCTTAAGTTATTGAAAGGAGGAACTAATGCCCTTAACCGTAAATACAAACAGCTACGTAACAGAGGCAGAGGCAGATACTTACTTTGAAACCCGTATTGACAGTGCCAACTGGACAGCTGCTAGTACTGAACTCAGAGAATCTGCTCTTGTAACAGCAACTCTGTTAGTCGACGACCATGCTTGGATTGGCTCGGCTGTTAGTTCCTCTCAAGCTCTTGCATGGCCTCGTAATAACGCAATCTATAACGATACAAGATTAGGACTTAACGTTACTATTGGTAATACTGTAATTCCTGATCAAGTTAAAGAAGCTGTTTATGAACAAGCTCTTCACTTAGTAGACAACGAAGATGTTCTACAAGGACAAGGACAAACTTTTGAATCTATTTCTATTGGTTCTATTGCTATTTCTGATTCTGATTCTTCTCCTAACATACCTATAAAACCTGCTTTGGTTTTAAAAAAGATTAGACCATTACTAAACAAAGCCTATGCCTCTGGCACAGGTTCAAGTTGGTGGAGGGCTAATTAATGGGGATTTCTAAGGCTAAAATTACAAATGCAGTAAACAAAGCCTTTGATGCAGCAGGGGAGCTAGTATCTAAAGCTACTTTGTCTAACAAGGTTGCAAGTTCTTACAGCTTTGCTAGCGGAACTGTTACTCAAAGCAATGTCTCTGCTCTTGTAGATATAATTATTACTGAAAAATCTTTAGTTGATGGTAGAGCCAAATATACTGCTCTTTTAAAAACAGCTGCAAACATAGATGCCTATGACACTTTAACTGTAGGGAGTGATACATATAGTATTACAGATACTACTGATAATGGGTTTGTTATAACAGCTACCTTGACTAAGGAGGCATAATGACCTACGAAGATGCTAGAAACACAATAGAGTATATGTTTACTCAGTCTTATTGGACAGGACAAAACATAAACTTGTATCCTGACAACTATCAAGGCACTATTGCAAATCATAACGAGTTTTTAAGAATAAATATATTACCTTCTGAGTCTTCATCAAATTACGGTGGAAAAAAGAATCTTAGTGGACTTGTTATAATTACTATTTACGTTAAGGCCGGAGAAGGCCAAAAACGAGTAATGCAAATTAGTGATATATTAGATGTTCTTTTGCAACATAAAAACACTTCTTATACTCTTAGTGGAACAACAACTAAGGGGCCAGAGCTTGGCGCTTCTTATTTAACGGTAGGAGGCTTAGACTTAGTTAATAAAGCACTTTACAGTGCAAAATACACAATACCATTTCAATCTTATGGAGAATAAATAAATGGCACATATTTCCGACCTTCGCACAGGTATTTTTACATACCTTGACCTTCACACCGTAGCCCCTGTAGCTGCCACCGACACTGCAGCTGAATACGCTGCGCTGTTTGTAGGCTCGACCCCTGGAACTGCTGACACTGCCGATGGCGACACTACTGGTGTTGCTGGGCATTACCGTATGCCTTCTGTTCGGGAATTCCCTTCAGTTGGTACACCTGCTAACATCGTTAACGTTCCTGTTTATGGTCAAAAGACCTCTTCTCAGGTTCAAGGTCAGGCTGACGCGCCTAGTCTTGAAGTTACAATTAACTACAATGCAACGGATGCAGGTGATTTGCACTCTTTAATTGGCAAGCCAGTTACTTTCCGCTTTATGATGACTGATTCTGCTTGTACACCAGATGAAGGTGCAGGCACTACACTTGCTAAAGCTAACACAGAGTTTTACTTTAACGGCAAAGTCGAAGCAATCTTGGTTAATCCAAGTTTAACAGATGCAACTACTGCTACTGTTACTTTGTCTACACAGTCTGACTTTATTGGTCCTGCAACGATTGCAGCTAGCTAAATAGAGATCGCTAATGATGAGGGGATCCTTCGGGGTCTCCTCTATTATCCCAGAAAAGGTAAGAAATATGGAAAAACCATTTAGTAAGAGTTTTGTTATGAGAACTACTTTTCGTCATATGAGACGTAGTGTAGATATTAGTATTCGTAAAAGCTTTGAAAGATTTCAAGACTTTGATAATGACTCAAAAACAGGACAAGAAATTATGGAAACACTCTCTGTTCTCCATACTGTAAGAAAAATGATGGATGACTTTCAAGAAGAAAATAGTAGCTTGTTTGTCGATACAAATAAATTAGATTAAGTTAGGAAAATAATTATGAAAAAACTAGTAAACAAAGTAATGACTGAAACAACTTCTTTTATGGGAGAAGAAGTCGAAGTAAAGAAAATGTCTGTAGCGGAAGTATTTAAAGTTCAAAAACTTGCTGACAAACATAATAAAAATAAAAACAAAGAAGAAGGCCAAATGGCTCTTTTAAGAGACGTACTGCGTCTTGCTGTAATCGGTGCAGATGAATTAACCGATGATGAATTTAATAGTTTCCCCGTTGCAGAGCTAACTGAGCTATCTGATAAGGTTATGAGCTTATCGGGTATTGGTGCGGGAGCCGCAGAAGCGGGAAACTAACCCTTGATGAAGAAAACATTTATGAAGTTGCTTTTAATCTAGGCATTACTGTTTATAAACTTCAAGCAGAAATGCCCTATGTTGAATTATTAAAGTGGGTTTCTTTTTTTAATCGAAGACCTGTTGGTTGGAGAGAAGACCAAAGAACTTACATGTTACTTTCAGCACAAGGTTTAAAAGAAGAACCTGAAACTTTATTTCCTACTCTTAAAGCATTAAAGGAAGGAATTCCTACAGAAAGAAAAGCTTTACCAAAAGGTAAATTTCTTGAAATGATGCTTACTGCAAAAGAAGGAGATAGTTCTCAATGGAAACCTCCTTGGTTGAAAGGTAACAAATGACTCAAATAGTAACTACTAAAATTGTTAACTTCGATAAAGAACTTCAAAGAATAGAAGATGAAATTAGACAAATAGCGACTCAAGATTCTCATCAGATGATTGACAAAGCAACAGAAGAACTCAGAACAGTTACACCTATTGATACAGGTGAAGCAAGGTCTGGCTGGGTTAATACAAAACAAAAAGATTTGCTAGGGCAAAAAGTTGGAACAATTTCTAACCCTGTAGATCACATTGCTGTTTTAAATGACGGACACAGCAAACAAGCACCTCGATATTTTATTGAACAAGTGCTTTCAAAAATAGGCATTATTACCCCAGAATAAAATACTATGCCCCTGATGGCTCTTCATAATCGAAGATACCTGACGGGGCATTTTTATTTAAAGGAGACCCAAATGAGTGGTGTAGAAATTCAAGTAAGAGCTAATGTTTCCAAGGCTCGAATAGATTTAGGAAAACTAGAGAACTCTGTCTCTAACATTCAAACCAGAGTAGAAAGAGCCAACAGCGCTTTTGTTAGAATGGGTGCGGCAATTACAAGTCTTTTAGCTATTAGAGGCTTGACTTCAGGACTTTCTAGTGCTTCGGACTCTATGATAACTTTAGAAAACAAAGTTGCTTTGGTAGTTGGTAGAGGAAAAGAACTTCAATTAACTTTAAAAGAGCTTAGAACTGTAGCAAAGTCTACTGGCGCAGATATAAACACTACTACTGACACCTTTAATCGGTTTGGATTGTCTTTAAGAGATACTAAAGTAAATACTAATTCCCTTCTTAGAGCAACTCAACTTGTTGCAAAAGCTGCCAAGATTTCTGGTACTAGTGCAGAAACAGCAAGAGCTTCTATTATTCAGTTAGGGCAGGGTCTTGGTGCAGGAGAACTTCGTGGACAAGAACTTATGTCTGTTATGGAGGGTATTCCTCGCTTAGCTAGAGCTATTGCTGATGGTATGGGGAAGCCTTTTGGACAGTTAAAGAAACTTGCTGAAGCTGGTCAGCTAACCGCTAGCACTGTGTTTAACGCTATACTAGAAGATGGTAAAAACTTAGACAAAGAATTTA